GTTGTTGCTGAATTGTTAACTGACCACCACGCTCTATTAATTGTAAGTGCAGCAGCTTGTTGACCTTTACTGTTAAGAGCGCATTTGTTTGCGTCTGTTACATCTATTTCGTAGTTTTCTGCGGTTGTGCTTGCGATGGTAAAATTGAAACTATAAATTAGTTTTCTTTCTCCATCAAATAATTTTTTTACAACTTGTGTCATTGTTAATTCCCCTTGTAATAGGGTGGGGCCATTACTCCCCACCCACGGTTATATTAATTAGCCTAGATTAGTATTTTGTTGATATAAAACAGTGAATCTAATCTCTCCAGCGTTTGTAGCAGCAGAAGCAGTTACAGTCAATTTAATATCAGCTGTACCAACATCTTCCCACGCTAACGCAGCGCCAGCTTGTGTAGTAGGATATACTCTACCAGCATTTGTTCCACTTGGAAAAGTGTTAACAATAGTGGCAGCACCACCTACAGTATCACCAATACTAATATTAGTACTTGTGTTAGCCGCAGTGATTATATCAAACACACAGTCAATAATTTGTGAATTTGCAGGAATAACAATATTAGTTGCACCTGCTGCAATTGCTCCACCTGATAGATCAATTGCGTGAGTCTGAGCCATTACGACTTGACCTGTATTTTTTATGTCTTTGCCAAGTGTTGTCCCAGCAGTTTCTTTGATTGTTCCGGCCTTAATTGGACCAGAGAAAGTAGTAGAACCCATGTCAACCTCCTTATTAGTTGTCGTTTAAGTCTTGGGTTTGTTAGTGGGGCACACTATGCGCCCCACTAAATAATTTATGCTCCTGGTGTTCCGAAGATACCTCTCCAGTCAGAGAATCCAAATGAATATCTCTCTCTAGCTTTGTATCTAACGTTTCCAGTGTCGAAGTCGCCTTCCATTGCAGTTCTGATTGGTGCTCTAACAAAATGTTTTAAGCCGTTTGGTGAATCAGTTTTAATGAAATAAGCGTCAGTATCAGTTAAGAAATTGTTAACCACATAACCTTGTGGAACCATTCCCATGTTTTTTACTGCGTTAATGTCATTGTCAGCTGTACCAACTCTGCCATCAGTTTTTAATAGTCTTTCTGCAACAAATTGAAGTTGAAGTGGAATGATCATTTTCGTTCCTTGAAGAGCAATTTTCATCCCTCTTTCGTCCTTCATATCAGCAATATCAATTAGCATTTGCTCAAGCGAAGTTTCGTTTAAGTCAGCTGCAGTCGATAGCTCGTTCTTTTGATTACCACTTAGCGTTGGGTGGTCAGTAGCAAAAAGCTCCTTACCATCACCACCAGGGAAGTTGTTATTGAAACCATTGTTCAATATAGCAGCTGCCTTGATTTGCTTAGTGTTAGCCATAGATCTTGCTAACGCTTTTGTATATCTAGTACTGATTTTGTCGTAGAGGTTATCCTCTACAGCTTCTTCAGTTAGTGAGAAAGCTAAAGCAACAGTTTCGTGAGTGTAACGTGACGTGAAAGTTTCTTGAGCGTCTTCATAGGTTACCCCTTGACCCTCAGGTTTCACAGCAGCGTTAGCGAACCCACCAAGCATTACTTCTTCTTCAAAAGCACGATCAGAATTTTCTGTATCAAAAATTTCTGTGTGCTGGTTTTCGTATCGGTCATATTCTAACCCGAACAGTGCGTTTAAACCTGGTTCGAGTTCTTTGACCAATTGCATTCTTGAAATTACCATTGTTCAATATCTCCTATAGGTTAAACCCCAGCTTTGTCAGCATAATACTGATGTTCGTTAATACGTACTATCCAGTTCGCATTAGCAGACGCAATATCGCTGTTTTCTGGGTCTTCACAAATTCTGATAATCCTTAACTGAGCAGTAGCCCCTGCGTTAGCAACGGTACTATTTAATTCAGTTTTAGATTGACCATTGATAGTAGCACCTGCTGCGTAAACAATATCAGCATTTCTGCCAACTTTGTCCGCTGCAACTATACCATCAGCTTGAATTTCGAAAAGCATGTTTGGATCATCATAGACAAATGCCTCAATCGCACCTTGAGTAGGCGTAATGCTACCAGGGTAGTGATTTGAGAATGTCGGTTTTTGAGTAGTAGGATCATTATAAAAACAACCGTTAAATACACCAATTGCAGCTACAGCATCGCCGTTTCCACTTTTAGTAATTTTACCACTTGTTTCAAGCTTTACTAAGTCACCTTTAAAAATAACATCAGTTTCGCCACTAGCAATTTCGTACTGTGAAGTACCCATGTTAATAGCTTCGCTTCCTAATTTACCTACAGGTCTTAAACCAAATCCGGCGTCAATATTAGCCATGATTGTCTCCTTACAATAAATTGTTACAACACACTCACCGCGAGTGTGTTATGATTTTGTAACTATGTGGGAGAAACTAAGTGTTTCTTTTGCCACCAAAGGTTACGCGAGAACTTCTCTCTTTCGAGATTGGCATGCTAGGATGTTGGTCTCTAAGAGCATCGTTTGCAATAGCGTCATCTTTATCTTGCGTTATTTTTGCAAAATATTCTTTTCGCTGTTCAACAATCTCATTAGGGATTCTTGCTAGCATTAAACCTCCAACAGCTATTACACCTGAATATCTACCTGTATCAATTGTCGGCCATTCCATATCAGGATATTCATCTGCTCTCACAAATTCCCATCCTTCTCTTAGTCTAGCGGATACATTTTTTTGATCCATTTGACCTATGGTTTCTGTCCTTATCCAGCGGTGTTTAAAACCTTCTGGTGCAGGTGGTGCATCTAGTTGTGACGGTGGAGTCCATACCTTAGGTCGTTCTCTTTTCGACCTGTTTTCAGACTCGCGTGACGGTAGTTTATTTTTGTTATTTGTATTCATATGCCTACTCCTTCACGTACTTCGCATATTCTTGTAGCGGCACACCTAGTTTTTTTGCAATGGCTACCTGTGATGGTGTGAGTCTCACAGTACCCTTACGCGCCTTTGCAGGTGCAGAACCTCTATTAACAGAAGCTACAGTCTGCGATGGCGTTGACTCTTGAAACTTATGAGGAAAATTATCCTTCATTCGTTTATCTAATTCATTATAGTATGAATTTGTTGATGGGTCAACACCTTCGTCAACTAAATTCTTATGTATAGAAAATGCTGTCAAAGTCATTGGCTCATCTTTACCAAACCATTCGTTTTTTTCAGCCCATTCCTCGGCCTGTGGATCAGGGGGTGGAGCTGGTTGTTGTTGTGCAGGTTGTTGCACAAATTGTTGTTGTTGCTGTTGATATTGCTGTGCAGCTGGGCTTTGAGCAGCTCTCGCCATTCTTTCCCTTTGAGCTATCGTTAATTTAGCCCTTTCTGATTCCACAGCTAATCTAGCTAGATCTTGTTGCGCAGCTATAACAGCGTCAGCATCACCAGCATCCATAGCAGTTTTTAATTTTGCTTTGGTATCTTCTGTTTCTGCTTTTACACGTTGTTCATATTCTGCAATATAACCACGATCTAAATTGGTTGTTTTTTGTTTTAATTGTTCAGATTCTGATTGTACGCCTTGTGCAAATTGTATTGCAGCTTGTTCTCGTCTTTCAGATTCTCTCAATCTTTTAGTTAATTTATCAATCCTTGATTGTACTTTTTTACCATAATCACCCATTTCTTCTTCAGATGCTGTATTAGCTTGTTCTTCTACAACCTCTGTTTCTTCGGGATCAGGATTAATAATTTTAGTGCTTTTTGTGGGAAGTTCCACGTCAACTGCAGGTCCGTCAGATGGTAAATCTACCATCTTTTCTTCGACCTCTGCTTGTGACTCTATCTTCGTTTGCGCTTCTGCAGGCATCCTTTACTCCTGTTTATCTAAATTGCAAGATATCCTCTGGGTCTTTTACCACAGCGATTACCTCGTCCTCGTTAAGTATTCTCACTTCTCCACCTTCTATTCCAAATCTAGATCCAGCGTAACGACCAAATATAATCCAATCGTTTACTTTACACCAAGGTCCATTTGGAAACCTTTCTTTGTCTGTATAACAATCTGGTCCTAATTTAAGAACCAAACCTGTGACTGTTGTATAGCCACGTTCTTGCATTGTTTCATCTGTTAATATTACACCACCTTTTGTTTTACCTTGTCCTTTGTATGGTAAAACAAGCATACGCCAACCAGTTGGTTCTGGTAAACGTTCTAATACTTTTTCTGTGGGTAAATGTTTTATATCTTTTGTAGCATCTTCTTGTATTTTTTTAAGAAATTTATTTTCTTTTTCTTCTGCTACTTTATTGTTTTCATCAGCTTCTACTGACAAATCTTTTTCTTCTAACGCGAAAATACGCTTAGGTAATTCTTGCTCCGTCATTGTTTTCCTCATCTTTCTGCAGGTCTTGAATCTCCTGTTCCATTATTGCATAGGCTTTAAATTCACCTACGGTTTTATTGTATTCATCCCAACTAGGTAATCCAGCTGCAATGACTTCTTTCAACTCCTCTTTGCGTTCTCTAATCTTTTTAAGGATTAAATAAATCGCTGTTTCATCTCGCATTAATCGTTTTTCTTTTTCTTTTTCTTTTTAGTAGTGGTTTTTTTAGCTGTTTTAGCAGATTCTTTTAATGCTTTGTCGGTAACAGTTCCTTTACCTTTTTTGCTTGTGCCTCTTTTTTTAGCACGGTTCATGTAATAATACAGACCTTTTTTAACAGTTCTACCATCTTTTGTTACGTGTGTATCTTTACCCATTATCTTACTCTGCCTCCTCTTTTATACATGCTTTGTTTAGCCATTGGATTTTCTTTCATCATTCCGCCGCCCATTTTTTTGACTCTACCGCCAACTTTCTTTGCGATTCTGCCACCTTTTTTCTTAGCAACTCTACCGCCTTTTTTCATCATTTTAAAATCTTCACCATCAATTTTACCGTTTTTATTTTTGTCTAATTTATGTTGTTTACCTTTTAGAGCCATATTTATTTCCCCTTTTTAAATAAGTTCATTGCTGCAGGTCCTGCTTTCACACCGAAAGAAACTGAGCAAGCTAAATATAATAAATGTTTATAGTAATCTGGCAAAGAATGCAAGGCCTCAAATCCAGCTTTTATGTGTGGTGTCCAACCAGGCACAAAGACTGCAATCGCCGGAGCCAATAGGCAAATTAAAATTAGTTCGTCTTTCCAGCTTCCTTTCATTTGATCTACAGCTGATGCTTCCCACTTTATTTTACCTGCTGCTATATCTTCTTGTTTCTTTTTTTCTGCCTTAATTTTTGCAATCTTGACTTCGCCATTTAATTTCTTAGTTGCTACGAAACCTTTGATTCCATCTACGGCTACCCCTAATAATGGTTTTGCTAATAACTGCCACATACTATGCTCCTACTAAATTTATTATACCACCTCTTGCTACATTTGTATAGCGTGGTTGTGCAATTCCAGATCCATAACTTCTTATTAATCTTTTCATTGCATCAGAATCAAATACTCCTGCTCCTAATATACCTTTAAATATTCCTTCATCTGATGCTTTTGCCATATCTTCAGAATATGCATCTTTCATAGTGTCAAAAAATCCTTGTTGCTCTAATGGTTTAATTTGTCCAGCACCTTCCAACATTCTTAACATTCTTAATCTTTCATTTCGCGCATCTGCACCAAAATTAAATCTATTATAATTTACACCCTCGTTAGGTTCAAAAGTTTGGTAATCTATAAAAGGTAAAAATTGTCTTAATTCATCTGCAGTTAAATTACCACCTGTTAATGATTCATATGCTGTGCTTAATTCTGGATTAGATTGTACATCATCATAAGTATAAATCCCTGTTTTATCATATCCTAAATCAGGATTTTCAAAATTAGCCATAACAGCATTTACATCGCCACCATATAAATTTAATAATTCTTGAAACTCTGGTAATTGATCTAATCTATCTGCAATTTGATTACCACTTAATCCCATTGTTTTTGCTTTATCTAAAACAGAACCAACAGATTTTTTTAACAAATTTTGTTGTTGTTCCATTGCACTTACACCACCTAACATGCCTTCTGCTTGTGCTTCAAACAAACCTGATGCTTGCATGTCTAACAATTGTTGATCTGTTAATTGATTAATTTTATTTCCGTATTGATCAGCAAGATTTTTAGCATCTGCCATTTGTTGTTGATTAATTAAAGATTGATTGTAAGCTTGTTGTGCTTGTGCGTCTTGTAAATCTTGATAAGTTACTGTCCCATCATTGCCGCCAGTATCTGATTGACCAGGTAATGCTTGATTTAGATAATCACCTTCACCAGATTCTTCTTGTACTTTTGTATCAACAATAGGTGAACCACCTATTACAACATTAGAACCAAAATTTTGTGATGGAGGTAAACTGGTTATACCAGACCCTCCAGGTCCATAAGTAGTTCCAGTGTTATAATCCGCGTGAGGATTAACCATGTTTAAATAGAGTAAGGTAGTAGTCTATCGTAAAATCTTTTAGATCTTATACTATTTGGATTACCTTCATTTAATTGTTCAGTAACAAATGATGCTGCATCGTTTGCACTACCAAACATGTTTACTCCAGGTGCATTAGAATCCATATCTCCGTACATTAATTGACTTGTTAAGTTGTTACCAAAATTAAATGGAGTCATACTTCGTTTCCTACCAACTACATTGTAAAAACTAGGATTAATATCAATGTATTCTTGTTCGTTTGGTAGAATGTCCATTACTGGATCATAGTCTGGATTACCAGCTATAGATCCTGGTGCTGGATACATTTCGTCACGATAAGGATTGTACGCGTCAGGGTCTTCTGCTCCAGGAAAAGGAGGTTTATCTTTTCGAACTATGTTAGGTCCACCAAATCCTGGTTCACCGTAAAGTAAATCATTTTCTGGATCAGCTCCTAATCCCATTGCATCATAATCAATTCCTGATTCCATTCCTGCATATGGTCTTAAATCTACTCCAGGTTCACCTGGTAGTATTTCGTTTAACATATCTGGCTCGTTATATGACACACCACTTACACCTCTATCCATAGCATCTTGTGCAGATGCATTTACCATGTTTCTATATACTGAACCAGTGCTAGCTGCGTTATTAATAAATGACATACCTGTGTCAAATTTATCTTTGTCTTCAGACATTGATCTTAAAAAATTAGTATTCATAAAACGACCTTTGTCGTTATTAGGGTCAAAATAATCTTTAATCATTTTGTCACTTAAACCAGCCATTTTAAAATAGTTTTCTGCCTGTCCTAATTCTTGTCCTTTTGCACCTTCTGCAAATAATGCAAATTGTTTTGATTCTCTATTAGGAAATACTGAATCTAAATATTTGTGATGCATTTGATTATTAGAAATACTTTCAGCCATGCCTCCTAATAAATTCATTACACCACCAGCAATACCTGGCATATTCATTTTATTATTTACACCACTAGCTAAATTTTTTGCTGGGTTAATAACTAAGTCTGTTGCCATTTGTCCGGCATCTTGAACTATACCTGGCACAGATCCACTTTGTTGCATTTGTTCTTCGTCACTTAATTGTGGATTTAATGCAGTGCCTCTAATTGCAGCAGATCTATTATCTATTGCCGGTTTCATGTTTATGGAAGTAATGCCCATGCCAGATGGGTTAGGATTACCGAAACCGCTAGCGGCGTCAACACTTGATCTACCGGTTCCAGTATTTGTTCCGTAACCATAACCTGCATAATTAGGCATGCTACCATAAAATGATTGTCCAGAAGGTCGGTTGGTATTTTTTGTTAAAAATGGACCAGTTGTACTGTCTCCTTTATTATACCTAAAACCACCACCACCGGATATGTCTTGTTTATTAAAATAATCGTATATTGACGCCATATTTACCTCTTTTAATCTAGCCCTAGATTAATGATTGAAGCACAAGAATAACGACTACGGCAACGATACCAGCTTTAATCCAGTCTTTCATTCCCCAGTCACTCCATTCTTTGAGATGTGCCCAAAGATCTGATAATAACTTCATGTTTACCTCCTAATGTATAGTTGGTTTTTGATGAGTATAAACCCCATCAATAATTTCGTCGGCTACTATAAACGATTCAAGCATAACTTCAAAGACTTTTTGTGCTTCTTCAGCACCTAAAGCGTTTATATACAAATTTCTGGTTACAGCAGCCAAACCAGCTGCAACTAATAGCTGATCTTCAGCTTTGCCGTTAATTTCGTTTAAGGCAAATTCTTCTGCTCTTTGCATAACTTTAGCTATTTTGTCTAGTTTTGTTACCATCTACTCTGTTCCTATTATTAGCTATTCTTTCGTTAGCTTTGTTTCTGCTATCTTCTCTTAACACGGCCATACTTTCTTTTATCTCTCCAGCAGTTTCTTTACCTTGTTCTTTTAACATACCAAAAGATTCTTTCATTATACCCATGTCTTGATCACTTTGCATCTTTTCTCTCTGTAAGTCAAGCTTTTCAGATTCAACTGCAGTTCTCATAACTGTATCTGTTTCTGCTTGTTGTGCTTTTTGCATTAACTCTGCGGCTTTTAGATCTATCTCTTGTTGTTTTAATTTAACAAGTGGATCTTTTTCTTCTAATCCACTTCTTTGTTGTTCTTCTGCAGCCATCTGTTTAATTAACTGTGCTTCAAGAGTTGCAATTGCAGATTCTTTTTTATCCATGTATTGTTTTTGCATCATTTGCATCTGTTGTTGTATCTGCGGATTTTGCTGTGCTTGTTGTTGCATAGCCTGCATCTGTTGTTGAAATTGTTGTGTTTCTTTTGCCATTTGTTGTTCTATTTGTTCTGCAGCCATAATTGCAATATGTTGTAAAAGGTGTGCTTCCATCATTGCATAAAGTTGCGGATTAATTTGCACAGGTCTTGTAAACATAAATTCTGCATGTGCCTCTACGTGTGCTTTGTGATTTTGTTGCGGAAAAGCTTTTGGTTGCATACCACGCATAGCTTCTGAATTTTCTATAGCAGGGCTTTTTGGTGGTGGATTACCTGGATCTGGTTTTAACAACGCATCAATATTATCTACATCTAATGCTTGATACACTCTTCTATATGCTTCACGTAAATTATGTAATGCAGGATTAGCAATTGCTAATTGTAATTGTTGCTGTGCTAACATAACACGTTGTGACATAGAAAATATATTTGGATTAGATACAGGTAATATGTCTACACGATCATCAAAATCTGTAGCTTTAATCATTCTGTTACCACCTCTTACTGCGTAAGGATATTCTGGTGGTAAAAATAATTGTATACATTTAGCTAATAAATTAAACTCTGTTGCTTGTGCATAATGTAATCTTTTATGTATGGCACTCATAACTTTTGTACCACGTTCTAATAATGCTAATGTTGTGCCAACAGGGTTTTGTTCGTTACCCTCTCCCATTTTCATATCTGCAATTGCAGCAAATGATTTACCAGCGTCAACACAAAAACCTAACAATGCAAATAAAGTTTGTGATGGTTCTCTGTATGGTAATGGTAACAGTGATTCTTTTATTGATTGTCCTGTAACATCTACATCTCTAAATTCTCCTGGTTGTAAAGGTTGATCATGGTCACGTATACGCATACCACGAGCTTTAAAACCTGCTGGCAGATTGGCAAGAGTGCCTGCATCAATTAACTGTCGCAAAACACTTGTTGCAGTTCTTGACAATCCACCTAACATGTGGATTAAGCCAAATCCATAAAAGCCTAATCCTGGGAGGAATTTGTAATGAGTAAAATAATCTATTCTTCTTCTAGCAGGATCTTGTTCCTTGTAGTTTCTTCTAATAGATAATACTTCATTACTGTATTGATCAATTGTAATTATATACGGTAATTTAATACCTTGTGGATCTTCAAATCCTGGCACATCCATATCAACATGCATTTCTAATAATGTATGTGTATCTTCACCATTAGGTGATTCATCGGAGACACCTTCTAGCTCATTAACTTTTTCTATTACGTCACTATTAGTAGATACACTGCCAGAGGTAATTGCTACATCTCTATAAAAACCACTTACTTGTTGTTTACGCAATAAGTTACCGTCAACTTTTGTTACGTGTGTAATTCTAACTGCATCCTCTAAAGATGACGCATTGTAGTTTACAACGCAATCTTCACTAGACACAAATTTTGATACAGGTCTACCAAATTGACCATCATAGTATGTTTTTTTAAATGCAGAACCAGACAACGGTAAATAAAATAATAATTGATCCATGTCTGGATCATATTCTTTCATTACATGAGTAATCATGTAATTCATGTAATCTTTTACACGTTTTGCTTGTTCTTCTACTGGTGGTGTAATTTCACCAATAATTTCTGTATTTACAGGTCCTGATGGTGGTAATAATTCTTTATATGCTTGCGCTTGAAATTGTGTAACTGATTCTGCTAATAATGGATGTATAACGCCACTGGCACCTTCAAAAGGTTGAGTTCTGTCTTCATACTTAAATCCAAGCATGTCTAATCCTTTTACATAAGAATCTTCCCAATCTTTTCTTGAATCTTTGTCTGATTCAAAAGATCCTACGCAATCGTCTGACAATTTTCTTAATTCATCTGGTTCTATATAGTCTGCTAAGTTAGCATCAAATGGAATGTTTTGTTGATCTAATTGTTGTGTACCATCTTCAATTATTTCAACGCTTCCATCTTCTAATTCGTTAATATTAGAATTTTGTGCGCCAGGCATTTGTATATCTGCACCTTGACCGCCTTCTATGTTTAACCCACCACTTAATTCTTCTATTGCCTTCTCGATAGATCCTGCAGAAGGCATTCTTGATTTAATAGCCATTTTATCCCCTTACCACGTTTCGCTTAACAAATCCACCCTTACTATAAACTGGTATGGTAGAACTTCCAGGATACTTCACACCTGTGTTAAAGTTTCTTAACTCAATTAATGGAATCTTTTCCCATGTAAATCCATTTCCGTCAACTATTGTTGTGTCTGTAAACTTAAATCCACTCTTTTTAGCAATTCTTTTCATTGCTTTTACTCCTATCTCATCGTAAAATTTATCTCCACCTTTAGGTATGTTACCATGTGCTTTTTTCATCTTGCCTGTAGATAATGCAATACCATCGTAACCAGAATCATCTGCCATTTTCATTAGTCCTTGTAAAAATACTTTTGCATAGTTTTCTGATTTTTTAAATGGTGCTTCTTGATGCATTTGACCACTAGAACCTGTAGTTCTTGCTTGATCTTGTACTTTTTTCTGTAATTTTTTAACATCTTCTACTAATTTCTTCATTGCACGCTCAATATTTGCTAATTCAGCTACATTTTCTGGTGCTTCACGTTCTGCACGTGGTAAAGCAAGGATATTGTCTTTTCTAAGTCTTGTTGACTCTAAAGTTTGTCTTTTTTTGTCTAATTGTGACGCAAAATCACCCATTTCTGCTAAAACATCACCTTTATCAAGCCTTGGAGCATAAATATAGCCCTTTTGTGCAACATTTTGGTGTAAATCTGACTGTACTTCTTCCATAAGTAGTATTTTTCGGCCATTTTCGTCAATTCTTTCACTAAATCTACCCCATCCAAATGGTGCATTACCACCTTTTCCTTCAAAACCCTCGTCAGAAAAATGTCCAGATGCATATGGTTTCTCTCTAGACCTTGTGGCACCAGTGTCAAAGTTGTGATAGAATTTTAACTCACCGTAACCTGACCCACCAGGTATAAATTGTGCACCATCATGAGCTGGTGACTTTTTACTTTTGTAAAAAAATCCTCTACCGTCAGCCATGTCACCCATTCTGTACAACATTTTCTTTGTCCAAAAAGGAATTGGTACATCTGCAGTCATAACTTCTCTGTCAAATACATTTAACGCTTGGTATAATTCATTAAAGGCTTGATCTTCTGGTATGTTTTTAGCTTGCGCTAATTTTGTAACATCTTTTGCAGGAACTAAATTTTTTAAAATATTAAAATGATCTTGTTTTACAATTTTATTTGTACCATGATATAATTTTGGAAAAGTGTTTCCCCAAATGTCATTAAATTTAGAACCTGTGTATAAATCGAAACTTCTACCACCATAACTTTTTTTCAATAACGGTATCATGTTATCACCATCTTGAATTTGTGCTCCTTGCATGTTGTCAATTAATAATCTTCTTATCTTCATACCTGTTGCATCTTGTGGAGGTTGATGAAGTCTAGTTAACAATGCAGGATTGTCAGAAAACAAATCAAGTTCGTTAGATTGACCATAAGCTGCATTTCCTCTTAATTCTCTAGTTCTAAGTAAAGTATTAGTTAAATCTTTTACGCCACGTGATACTGGTTCTGCCATTGCAATGTCCATATCAATTTTAGGCATCTCTTTATTATACAATTCTAATAATTCTGTTTTAGATAATTTTCTTTTAGCGTCTTTTTTTGAAATATTTTCTAATAATGGCCCTAAACCAAATTCGTCTAGTTCTACATCACTAACACCTTGTTTATTTTTTATTGTGCCAAGCCATTGCTTTGCAGGTAAACTTGTTTCTGGCATATCTTCTATTGCATCAATAGTAGAAAGAAACATTGCAGGTTTATCTTCTGGTGCTTGTGATATTGCAACGTCTGTTGCTTTTCCTGGTGTGTTTTTTTGTTTAAGTATATCACCAACACGAGCCACGGCCCTCGGCACTTTTTTCATTTGTCCAAATAATTTTGCTGCACTAGCCATACCACCAACAACAAATTTTTGTCGATCAATACTTTCTTGTGGGTCTAACAATGGTAATCCTTTTGACATAGGTCCTTTTTTTGGCGGCACTGTATCAGTTAAATCATCATCTATCAAGCCACCTTCTTTGTGTCCAAATGGTTTAAGGCCTGGGACCATGTTGTATGTATCTTCAATATGTTGTCTTGAATCTACACCTTTTGCTGAAGCTGGAGGTAATTCTAATTTATAATTTTTCATTTGATCTTTGTATAAACCAGAATATTCGCCATCATATCTTTTACCATAAGTATCAAATCCCATTTTCTTTTTGTTGTAAACTTTACTTTCTAATCCAAGATTAGTCATATCTTTTTTTATTTTACTAATAAATTCATCAGCTTTTTTTAAGTCTGCATCTCTTCTTTTTTTACTAATCATTCCATCTTTGTAAGCTTGGTTAATTAATTTTTTTTCTGTAAGATAACGATACAAATTATTTTCATAATGTTTGTGATAAGAATTGTTTCTTACAAAATTAGACATAATGCCAGGAACATTACCTGTTTTAAATTGAGTTCTAAAATCTACCATGTAATTTAACTCTGGCGGAACTATAAAATCAGGATGGATTAATAATCCAGGATTTCTATACATAGATCCGTGTCTTTTTACGCCACGTTTTACATAATCTAATAAATGATCAGTGTTTGCAAAATTACCTTGTCCTCTTTTATAGACATTAAACTGTTTACTTGTTTCTACTAAATTATTATCTCCAATAGCATCATTAAGATTTTTTATTGCATTTTTATCTAGCCCTCTTACCATGTCTTGTGCAGTATGTAATCTTGCCATCATTACAGGTTTAAGACCTGTAGCTTTTTCTCCTACTGATTGTCTATTACTAGAACCTCCTGTGTAATTTTTTTGCATAATAGCTTCTATGCCTTTTCTAGGTCCTACAAAATTTGGATCATAATTCCCAGACGATCCACCAGCTGCTGTGGTATTAATTTGACCACGCATTTTATTCTTAAAAATTTCTTTGTCTGTAAAGGGAGTTCTTTCGTAATCTAATTTAGTTATTTTTGATCCATCTTTAGCAAGAGTTGGTATTCTTTTTGCTAATTTAGGAGCGTTAGCTGCTAATCGTAAAATGCCAACAACCATTAGTCAAATAAACCGTAATAAGATCCTGCAACAGGAAGTGCACCTATACCTGTAGCTGCAGCACCTTTTTTACTAAAAAGATTGCCACTAGCGCCTTGTAAGAATGATCCTATTTTTGGAAGAACACCTTTTGCTTGTGCAACTTTAGAAAATGATCCTGGGTTTAATGCAAAACCGGCTGCAGGTATTGAAGCAATGTGGCCAAATGTTTTTGATCCTTCATCACCGTAAAGAGGTGTGTTCATTGGGTCACCTGTAAATCCTTGGGCATCGAGAAAAGTACCAATTGATTTTCTATTTAAGTATTCGTAATCATCGCCGCTACCGCCAACAATTCCTGATCCACCAATATTAAAAGGTGAGTTAGCAATCATTGCGCCTCGGCCATCTTCGTCTATTTTATATATACCTAGTCCAGGTATTTGTATGTCATCATACTTTGTAAATGCAGTGTTAATTTGCATTGGTAATTCTTTAAAATTTTTTATGTAATAGTTATCATCGTCTTCGTAAAAATCTTGACCTACTAAAAATCCTTCATCTCTATATACTTGTTCTAAATGTTTTACTTGTTCTGTAACAGCATCTGCTACTTCTTGGTTGCCTTTGTATTTTTCTACAAAATCATTTACGTTAGTTATGTTTAAATCTAAAGTTTTGTTTAGATGATCAACTATCTTATCTTGTGTTAACACATAGTTATTTGCATAGTCAGCCATTGCGTTTGCAAACTCTTGATCATTTTGTGTTTTAGATATTGTCATAAAATCATCTCTACCAAGTTCTGAACTACCTAGTGTGGAAAAGAAATCTACAAATCCACTGTACTTAGAACCATCATTATATGAATTAAATCCAAAAACTCTTTCTGCAGTTGGTAAGGTTGATAAAGCACCCTCTGTAACAAGTTTTGCTGTATTATAAGCACCAAATCCTACATCTTGTGCAAAGTTATAATTATCACCATCATTGTCAGGAATAAACTGTTCGTCTATATTTGCATTATCTGCACTGCTAACATCATAATCTTCTAGTTCTTCAGGCGTGCTGGTTTCTAATTTAAAACTTTCATTAGGTTTAAATTTTTCATCATACCTTTGTCTTAACATTTCAATAGACATTAATAATACTTCCTCCTAGAGTTTACCTCTATTGGTTCATCCGCAAAATCATCCTCTAGTTCCACGAAATAACCTTGTCGATAACGCATTAATGCTTGCGTCATACTATCGACATAATCGTCGTGATCTCCAAAAGGGAAAGCTGCACACTCCTCGATAACTTCTTCTGCCCAACGTCTACCTACAGGTGCATAGACTGCTCCTGATTCAAATATAGGTGCGACACTATTTACTCTAGAGTGTTTATCATTCCCTTTTGACGGTGTAAAGTTAATTACAGGTATACCTGCTTTTTGTAACTCATGCGTCAATGGGAGACCACTTGCTTTTGCTTCTACTAGGATTAATTCTGGTTCCCAGTAAGAATACTCTTCTTGCGCTTTTGCTTTTAACTCTGGAAAGTTCCATCTTCCACGTTTTGCATCAAGAAGAATTATACACGGCCTACCTCCTTCGTTTGGTGTAAATACGCCCCACGTTGTAATAGCCGAATAATCTGATGTTGTTTTTGCTGTAAATGCTGTATCGTACGATTGTATTACGTACTCTAATTGTGGTATTTGTTCCTTGTCCCAATCTTGCCACCACTCACGCTTTATAAGTGCACCCTCCTCGGCCACGGGATTTTGCATCCATTGTGCATTCCACTTGGCTGTAGGTATAGATGCTTTGACACCTAATAAACCTTCCATTGACCAAAAATTACCCCACATAGGTTTTTCGTTTATAATTGCAGGAAACTCTACTACTTCCCATTGATCCGCCATAGGATCTTTACCCTGGGCCTCGAGCAACTTACCAGTAAGATCTTTTATTGACCAACGAGTCATGACTATAACAATCGAGCCGCCAGGTTGTAAACGTTGACGTGGACCGGATGTGTACCACTCGTAATGTGATTCTAAAACGGTTGGCGAGAGAGCATCCTGCTCAGAATGAGGATCGTCAATAATAAGTAAATCGGCACCACGACCAGTAATAGCACCCCCAACACCAGCAGCAAAATACTCACCGCCATGATTTGACTCCCAACGTCCAGCAGCTTTGGAGTCAGCTGCAAGTGTAACTTCTGGAAATACTTTTTCATATTCTGATGATTCTATCATGTTCTTAGCCTTTCGTCCAAAACGGATTGCTAGTTCACCAGTGTGTGTTGTTTGTATAAGTTTGGCTTTTGGATGACGGCCCATGTAAAATGCAGGAAACAAATTAGATGCAAATTCTGATTTTGTGTGCCTTGGTGGCATATTTACAATCAAACGTTTTAGCTCACCATTTGCGATACGATTTAATTTTTCTGCATATATTTTGTGATGTTTGCCTTCTACAAATTCTGGCCAAACTGTTTTTACAAATTTTAAAAAGTCACCTTGTGACTCCTCACGCTTTGCGTCCATAGCGTTTTTAAGTAATAGTTTGAGTGTATTAGTATCTAAGGATTCTAAATTAGAAACATTTTCCATTTTTTAAAAATTTTTTTAAACATGTAATTATAACGTTTTTATACATGATTGTCACTCTCAGACTTGCCTAAACAAAAATATAAAGCATGCTTATACAAAAAGGGGGGGAGGGGGCTTGCGAGTTAGCGGGCCACAGGCGTAGCCTGCGACATAGTGACGCAGTTATAAACGCGTCGTAGTTTGCGAGCGGGCGGCAGCCCGGCCGCCTGCGACATATTGCCGCGCGACATATTGTCGCACCCGGGCAAAGTTATCCACAGGATATCCACAGTGTTGCACAAATACAACAACATATAATATATGTATAGTGTATGTAATAGGTATAAATAGAAAGGACTACTACATGACTAAACAAGACTTCAAACTTAGAGTAGGACAGAATAAGATGTTCTCTTGTAAGTGGATTAATAACAAAGGTGAAGTGTCAGTTATCAAGCGTGGTATCTTAGGTACTAATGCTTGGCGACACACTAACCAAGCAACAAGGACTTCTGTCAATGAGCATACTAACTATGTATTAGTATATCGTATTGGTAATGGTCTTATGCCAGAACATAGAAGATGGGCAAATGTAAACCCTGAAACTGTGTTTGAGGTTAATGGTTGCAGTATGAATGAGCAAGAAATCCATGCTTAGAGATATATTAGAATTTACATTGTTTATCGCCACTATCGTGGCGATTTACTATTTTACTATTATCATCTGTGCATTAAGCACTAGATGTTCTAACTATTACTTTTAAAGGACTACTATGACAGACAATTTACCAAGTGTAATTACTTCAAATGGTACAGACATCACACCTTTATTAAAAGAGATGATTGACCATTTAAAACTAGAAAAGGAACTAGGCAACGTAGATAAGTTAGCTGATGTTCAAGTACCAATGACTTCAAGTGCAGATTGGAAACTAATCTGTGGTGTTTTATGCAATTCAATAGTTGAATGGGCTGGACAAAACAGAAACAATGGTGGTTTAGATTTAATACACCATATGCAAAGCGATATAGGTTATCTAGTTAAACGATTGGGTTTAGTAGAATAGAATAGTAGTCGCTATTTTACTATTGCAGGGGGATATTTATATCCCCCTTTTTTTATGTCAGCAACTCAGCACCTGCCTTCCCGGGAACTTCCCGGCGGGCGCCCGGCCAATATGTCGCACGTCAAGGAGTTTGGGAGTTAGCGAATGTTAGGGAGTTTGTGAGGCAAGAGCCGAATATCTCCGTTTATCTTGCCTCTTATT